TGGGCCATATTGGCTGCTCTTGGTTTAACCAAGACTCCAACCTCTTTGAGATAAGAGGCTCGTTGATGTTCATCAACGTGAATCACCTAAGGCCCCAAAAGGGCCGTAAGAAATAAGGAGTTGCCATGGCTTTCGCCGATCCGCAATCAGTCACTATCAACGCAGTTGCTCAGTCGCTTCCGCGAACGAGCAGCGGTACCACATCTGGTAACTTTACCAAAGATGACGGTACGGTGAAACTGAGCGTATCCCATCAGTATGGTGGGCGTACGCGTCGTCAGATTCGCCTTGATCACCAGAAATATGCTGCCGACCCTCTGATCTCTGCTCAGAACGTTCTTCGGTCAATGAGTGTTTATCTCGTTGCCGATGTTCCGAAGCAGGGTTATACAGTGGTCGAGCAGAAGCAGATCGTGGACGCCCTTGTGGCGTACTTGACTGCTAGTTCTGGTTCTAAGGTCACCCAGCTTTTGGGCGGGGAGATCTAAGAATGACAGGAGCAAAGCACCGCTTTTCTGAAGGAACTTTTCCTTCGGGTATATTCATCGTAATGGGAGTACTCTTGAGTATCTCCTTGTCGGTGAACGCGGTTTTCTACGTCCTATTGACGTGGGATCTTGTTCCGAATTGAAGGATCTGCAACAGCATGGCTAAGGAAACTAACCCTCAATTAAGGAGGAAGTTTGAAAAGCCTGATGTTGCTCCTGAATAGTGTTCTCCATGATATGGGGACACTATGTTGCGTAAGCACCAGCCTTGATCAAAAAACGATCGAGACTCGCGTCAAACATGAAGGTTTATCGTTTTTAACGATAACCCTGCCTGACTTTGCAAAAGACTTTGAAAGAAGTCTAGAGCTCGGTAAGGTGGATCACACTCTGTTCCGAAGTTTTTCGTTTCAGAGAGGGCTCCCCCGATTTCTCGGGGGTTACCTTGATCTTGTGTTTGACCGTGGTACTGGTGTCCTACTCGATAATCCTTCCGAGGACGCAATCTTTGCCATTCGACAGATCTCTCTGTTGTTTGGTAAGATACTTCTTCCCTGTCGTGATGATAGGGTAAAGCGCGCCTTCGGTCAGTACATCGAGTGTGAATTGGATGTCATTAAGCATTCTTCTATATTCGTAAATCACTTACAAAGTGATTATGCGCGCATAGGATCAATGCTATTCCGGAATTTGTTCTCGCGTATATCCAATCGGATATATCACGAAGAACTTCTTCCGAAGCATGGGCGGGGATCAACCGCGGATAGGATTCTTGGAAACAAGAAATACCGCATCCAGGAGTGGTCCCGCCGACTAGATTGTGAGTTTCCATTTATGGACTACCTTTCATCTAGTTATAGTTTGGCTCTTGCCAACCTATCATGCATTGACATCCGTGAACCTTGGGAGGAACGACCCGTAAGGGTTATTTCCGTCCCCAAGACGTTAAAAACACCTCGTATTATTGCGATGGAACCTTCCTACATGCAATTTATGCAGCAGGGTATTCTTGAGCTAATACGTGAAGAGGTAGAGAGGGATAACCTCCTCGCACCTTTTCTCAGTACTAGAGACCAAACGCCTAATCAGCGCGCGGCTCTAGAAGGTTCTCTTAAAGGGAACCTTGCTACACTTGATTTAAGTGAAGCTTCTGATCGTGTTTCTAATCTGCATGTTCGGACCCTCTTAGAGCGGTACCCGATCTTTGATCGGGCTGTCCAATCTACTAGGAGCCGTAAGGCAGACGTCCCTGGATATGGAGTTATCCATTTATCCAAGTTCGCGTCGATGGGTTCAGCTCTTTGTTTTGATATGGAGGCAGCTGTCTTTTTGACAGTTGTTTTCCTCGGTATCGAACGGAGCTTAGGACACCCGTTGACCTTTAAGGACATTAAGTCTTTTAAAGGCCAGGTGCGCGTCTATGGTGACGATATTATTGTCC